AATTTGGTACTGTTTGGATGGTTATCAGACCAATCCTACTTTAAAGATATGACGGATATTAATACGTTAATGAAGCTTAGAGAGAAAACGGAAGAGCAAATTGAGGAAGAATTATTACCATTTGGATTTATTGATGTCGGTGACGACGAGGTTTACGATGATGGGATTAGACTCTAGTCTCAGTAAATCAGATAATTTATAAATAGAAACAGTCACTAATATAATTAAACGCGTTTCTAATACACAAAGGAGAAAAATATGGCTTTTTCCGTAAGTCCTTCCGTTATCGTTCGAGAAGTGGACGCATCGGCATCAGTACCTGCCATTTCGACGCCACCAGCAGCCATTGCGGGTGTCTTCACTTGGGGTCCTGTAAATGATCCAGTTCTTGTAACTTCGGAAACAGAACTCGTCGGCCGCTTTGGGAAACCAAATGCTGACAACTATGAGACGTTCTTCACTGCAGCAGATTACTTAGCATATGCCAATGCGTTGTATGTTGCTCGCGCTGACGACGGGTCAACAAAAGCATCAGCGAACTCTAGCAGCGGAACAGATATTTTTGAAGCAAAATATCAGGGTGCACTTGGAGATTCAATCAGAGTTGCTTATACTAATACCGGTGGACATACTGACGCAGCATTTGCTGTTGGAGATATTCTACAAAACGAAACCTATTATGTAGGTCATGCAAACTCAGCAGTTTCTGCGGATGCACAAACATTTTCATTCAACTCTGCATCCATTGCGTTCCAAGTTTCAGCAGCTAAGAAGCTTGCTGACGGTGCGATTACCACTGGTGATATTTTAAACATCGGTAACAATACAGTTGGATACCAAGATTTAAAGGTTGCTACATTTACAGAGTCATCAATCGACGCAAATGGTGCAGTTACAGCTGTTGCAAATAATGTCGTAGGATATGACTATACGATAGCATTTGATGGCGGAAAATATCTATTATCAGAATCAAATCCAAGTAAAATTAAAATTACTAAAAAATGGTTATATAACGGATACTTTAATTCAGCTCCGGAAGCTAATCGTGCACACATTGCTGTCGTTGACAGAGATGGAAAAATCACAGGTGCAGCAGATACTGTTATTGAATTATATGAAAACGTATCTACAGATAGTACTGCAAGATCGGAAAATGGCGACGACAAATACTGGAAAACAGTTATTGAAAATCAATCAAGCTGGGTTTCAGTTAAATCTGCGGCAAATAATACAGTTATTGCATCACAAGGTGCTCGCTACGAAGATTTTGATGGAACACCTTCAGCAGACGCTACATCCGAAACTAATGCAACTATTGCAAATATCGGTCCTGCATATGACACATTTAAAAATGCTAATGAAATCGATGTTAGCATGGTTTTAACTGGCAAATCAGATGAATTTGCTCAAACAGCAAACTATGCAATTTCTAACATTGGTGAATATAGAAAAGATTGTGTTGTATTCTGCTCACCACATAAAGAAGCTACAGTAAGTGTTTCATCTACTGGCGATCAGCTAGATAATGTTATTGCATATCGTAATAACGTTCAAAACTCATCATATTCGTTTATCGATAGCGGATATAAGTATCGTTACGACAAATATAACGATCTATATCGTTGGACTCCATTAAACGGCGACATGGCAGGTCTTGCATCTCGTGTTGAAGTATGGGAATCTCCAGCTGGATACAGAAAAGGTGTAATTAAGAACGTTATTAAGCTAGCATACAATCCTAGTAAAGCTCACAGAGATGCTCTTTATAGCGTAGACGTTAACCCAGTAATGGCTCAAGCAGGTCAAGGTATTCTCCTGTTTGGCGATAAAACAGGTTACGGTGTAGAAAGTGCATTTAATAGATTGAATGTACGTAGATTGTTTATTGCGGTAGAAAAAGCAATTGCAACAGCGGCACAAGGGTTCCTATTTGAACTTAACGACGATTTCACTCAGTCGCAATTCAGAAATATTGTAGATCCATTCTTGAGAGATATTCAAGGAAGACGTGGTATCATTGATTATAGAGTTATTTCAGACTCAACAGTCAATACTCCTGCGGTCGTAGATCAAAACAAATTCAGAGCAAACATCTACATCCAGCCTGCACGTTCTATCAACGTTATCGAACTTACATTCGTGGCTACAAGAACTGGCGTAGAGTTTGACGAAATTGTTGGATCAATTAGGTAATAAATAGATTCAAAAAGGAGAATAAAACATGGCATTTAATATCAATCAGTTCAAATCAGAACTCGTTGGTGGCGGTGCACGTCCTACGCTCTTCCAAGTTCAAATTACCAACCCAGTTGCTCCGGAAGCTGACTTCAAAGTACCATTTATGGTTAATGCTGCTCAGCTTCCTGGCTCGGAACTTGGTTCGTACGTCTTACCATACTTTGGCCGCCAGGTCAAATACGCGGGTGACAGAACTTTTAGTCCTTGGACGGTCACAGTAATCAACGATGAAGATTTTGCTATTAGAAACGCAATGGAAGCGTGGAGTAACTTTATTAACTCACACGACGCCAACACAAGATCTTTACCGCAAGATTATAAATCTAACGCGTTAATTACGCAATTTAGTAAAGATGGTTCAGCCCTTCGTACATATGTATTTGAAGGTATGTTCCCAACGGATATCGAACCAATTTCAATGTCTTGGGCAACACAAGATACTGTTGAAGAGTTCAGCGTTACGTTCCAATATGATTTATGGAGAGTTGAGGGTGTAACCGGTATTCCAACCACTTAATATATTATGAAGGGATAACCCTGTGAAGATTTTTGGATTTGAAATAACTAGAGCCGACGAGGAGGCTGGTGTAGAACCAGTCTCTTTTGTCGAACCTTCCAACGACGACGGTGCTATTACTGTAGGTAATGCCCTTGGCGGTTTTTATGGAACTATGCTCGATTTAGAAGGCTCTGCTAAAACAGAGTCTGAATTGGTTACTAAATATCGTAGCATGTCAATGAACCCTGAGGTTACTCAGGCAATTGATGAAATTGTTAACGAAGCAATTAGTATCAATACAGAAAATAAAATCGTAGAAATATTATTAGACGAAACAGATTTACCAGACAAAGTCAAAGAAAAAGTTACTGAAGAATTTGAAA